ATGTTTGATAAAAAACCAAAGGCAAAACAAGAGTTGTTACAAGTTAGAGTATCTTCTACTCAGAAAGAAGTTATAAAAAAAATGGCATCTGATTTAGGCATGAATAATTCTGAATTTATTTTAAGTTTGTTAGAGCTACAGTTAAGATATAAGGTTATAGAAAAGTATTCTAAAAATATTTAATTATGTATAAGACCTAATATTTAGGTCTTATTTTTATTCTTCTATTATGAAGATTTCTTCTACTGTTGTATTTAGTATTTTAGCTATTTTTAAAGCTATTTCTACAGATGGAATTGACCTGTTTTTTTCAATATTTCTGTATTGGCTTAAACTTATATCAATTTTTCTTGATATTTCTTCTTGCGTATATTTTTCTCTTCTGTATTGTTCAATTCTATTTATCATTTTTCAGTCCTCCTTTTTTTAATGTTACTATAATTATCTTTACTTTAATACAATATCCTTACGTTAATGTTTTTGCGTCAATATATTAATGTTAATATCTTTATGCTAATATATTGACATAATGTAAAGTTTTTATTAAAATGTAGTTAATAAATAAATTTTGGAGGTATTTTTATGAAAGTTTTAGTTTTAAGTGCTAAGCCATACTCAATCGAAAATGAGGGTGAAAAGGCTGTAAATGGTGCTTCACTTTGGTATGTTAATCCCAACGATATTACAGAGGAAGGATTAATTCCTTTAAAATTATCTGTTTCAGAAACTAGTGATTTTTATGGACAACTTAAAGGCTCTTTCCCATTTATATGTGATTTGGAATATGGTATGGTGGCTGGTAAAGGAAATAAGGCATCTTTAAAATTAGTTGGTCTTAAAAGATTATCAGATTTTAAATTGTCTTTAGATAAGTAATATGGAAAATACACTTGTTATTGATGTTGAAGTTTATAAATTTCTTCATAACTTAGGTTTTGGTATTGTAGCATTGTTAACTTGTATATTTGTAGCATTGCTTGTTCTTATTTTTGCAGTAGCGTGGAGGAATTAACATGGAACCTAAAATAGATACAATTAATTTTATTTTAGATGCAGTTAAGCTTGGTTCTACAGTTGGAATAATATCTTCTTTTACTGCTTGGCTACTAAGCCATGGCATTAACAAAATTCTTAATATGTTTAATTTTATAGCTAGTAAATAATTAGAATGACCTCTCTAATTATTTCAAATATAAAAAAATTGGAGGAATTATTAATGAAAAATTTTAAAAATTTAGTATCTAACACAAAATTTAGAGTAGGTGCAGTTGCTACTGCATTAGCTTGTGCAGTACCTAGTATATCAGCTTTTGCGGCTGATGAAGTAGGAGCAACAATGTCAACTGCACTTTCTGCAGTTAAAACTGATATGATGAGCGGAATTGCAGTAGTTGCCCCAATCGGTATCGCAATATTTGGTGCTACTTTCGTATGGAAAAAGGGTATAAAATTCTTTTCTTCAGTTGCTAATAAGTAGCAAAAAAAATTTAAACCCCTTTAATGGGGTTTTTTTTATTAAGATAGGAGTTTTATTATGTATGATGTAGGTTCTTTGATTACTAAGCTTTATATTTGGACTTTAATATTTTTTTTACTTTTAATATTATCTTTTATTTATGGTGTAAAGAAAATCTTTAAATAATGTTCGGGATTTTTTTAGAATTAACTAAGCATCATGAATGGATCAACAATGGCAGCGTTAAAAAAAATTCAAATTATCCGAACATAAAAGGCTCTATCTAAAATTAATTACGTAGAAAATAAATTTATGGAGAGCCGTGCAGAATCTTTCGAGATTTAATAAAATACTTTCGTTCCTAAAGACCTTAAAAAATTAAGGGGGGGTAAAATGTCTATATGTAAAAAAAGAATTTTAAGTTTATGCTTATTTTGTACTTTTACTTTTATAAGTACAGTAGGATTTTATTTTCAAAAGCAACAAGAAGCGTACGCTGAACCAGTAACATTAACATTAGGTGGTATGTATCTTTTATGTGCTTCACTTTTAGTTGCAAGTGGTGTAATAATTAATAATTCTGATGATATTGTTAGTGTTGCATCACAAGCTTATAACGATTTTAAAAATGAAACTACTGAAATGAAAGCAAAAATAATTGAATTTATTCCTAAAAAAAGTTCTTCGCCTGGTGGTGATGGTAATGGATGGTTCAAGCCTACTGCATTTGGATTAGCTTGGTTTGCTGATTTTTTTACTAGGGCTAAAGAATTTTCAGATGTGATTTTCAGTGATGATTATAATAATAGTAATAAATTTATAAAGAAAGATATTTCTGTTGGACAAACTTTTTATTTTGGTCCAAATACTACTGTACGTTATAACTCATCTTATGGTACTCCCTATAAAGAATGTACAAGAGCCACAATGAAAAGCAATGGAATTATTTATATTGATGCTATTAATAAATTTGGTAATGTTCAAATTGATTTACCTTTGATTTCTGACCAAAATTATTTTTATTATTTCGGTTCTATTGTTAAACCTCCCAAAAATGTATTGGAAGATTACAAGGAACTTGAACCTGTAAAAACTCCACAAGTAGCAGTTCCTTTTGCTCCTGCTTTACCACCGCTTACAAAAGAGGAACTGCATCGTGAGCTTGAAAGTTTCGTTAACACTGATTTTGATTCCATAAAAGAAAAATATGCAAATCCTGATGCAGTTCCTGACCCTGGTACTGACCCCGGTACTGACCCTGGCACCGACCCTGGCAAAGACCCTGGCACTGAACCTGGCACCGACCCTGGCACTGACCCTGGCAAAGACCCTGGCAAAGACCCTGGTCCTGGTCCTGGCACTGACCCTGGCACCGACCCTGTCAAAGATGGAGTTGGTAATTTAGATACAACTATTCCTAATAAAGTTAACCTTGATTTTAGTCCTTTGTATGTTAGCTTACAATATAAATTCCCCTTCTGTATTCCATTCGATTTAATTAATAGTTTTAAATCTTTTGCAGTAGATAGGCAAACACCAAAATTTGAAGTTAATTTCGATGAAAGTGTTTTTCGGGGTGGAGGTTCTTTTACTATAGATTTTGAAAAATTTACAACTATAGCTATGATATTGAGATATTTTTTACTTTTAGTTTTTATTGTATCTCTTATAAAATCTACTAGAAGTCTAATAAGAGGATAGGTGTTAATATGATTAATTTTTTAGTTAGTTTTATAAATCTAATAATTAAGGCTCTTGGTGCTGTTCTTTCTTTTGTTCTTGGCATTCTTCCCGATAGTCCTTTTCAAGCAATTTCAAATTCTCCTATCTCTGAATTTTTGTCAACTTTAAATTTCTTTGTACCTGTTTCTGAAATTCTTAGTATAGGTCAAGCCTGGCTTGTATGTGTTGGTTTATTTTATTTATATCAAATAGTTCTTAGATGGGTTAAGGCTATAAATTAGGAGGTTTAAAAAAATGATTTATTTGTACAGTGGTACTCCTGGTAGTGGTAAATCACTTCATGCATTAAAAGATATAGTTTCAAAATTGAAAAGTGGGGGTAATGTAATTTGTAATTTCCCAGTTAATTTATCTTATTTGAAATACAAGAAAGGTAAAAAAAAGTTAGGAAAGTTTATATATAAGTCTAACGAAGAATTAACAGTTGATTTTTTAACTAAATTCGCTTTGCAAAATCATGTAAAAGGTAAAGAAAAACAGACCTTAATAGTTATCGATGAAGCACAATCTTTATTTAATCCTAGAGATTTCAATAGAAAAGATAGACGTGATTATAACCAATTTTTTAGCCTTCATAGGCATTTAGGTTATAATGTAATACTTATAACTCAAAATGATAGATTGTTAGATAGACAGATAAGATGTTTATTAGAGTATGAAATAAAGCATAGAAAAATTAATAATTTCAAGTCTATTGGAGCATTGATGCCATTGCCTACTTTTGCATGTATTACTAAATGGTACGGAGTTAATGAAAAAATAGGAACTGAATTTTTCGTAGGCACAAATAAACTTTATAGGTATTATGACAGTTACGCTTTGTTTGATGTCGTTCGCGGCTCTGGTGCAAGTTCGGGGGATGGGGGGTCCCCGGTTTTGCGACAGCACCGCAAACGCCATCTAAAAAATATTTACTTTCATAAGCGTTTAAAGTTAGTTGCTTAACTACGAAGTTTCTTATATTTATACTATAGAAATAACTCACGCACCCTAAAACATCTTCAAACCCTTGATATAACTTAATTACAATAACTTTGTGAATGGGGAAAATTTTAAAAATAAATTTGTATAAAAAAATTCCCTATGGTATAATTTAATTGTCGAGATTAATTACAAACCATAGGGGTTTTTTACCTCTCACTTAAGAAAGGAGTTTTTATTTTGTTATATCCTAATGATACTATAAAGAATGACGAAATACAAGTACTTAAAGATATTACCAACAATGGTAAAAACAATGATTGGCAAGGGAAAAAGCTAAATACACAGTACATTGCAGATAGCTATTATCGTATTGCAGAGCTATCACAAAATGATAAATATTATAAAAAAAGTTTAAGAGTTTTAGATTGTGGAAGTAATTTGCAGTTTAAAAAATATAATGATAATTCTATGAAATTACATTGGGCAGATTTCTGTAAAGATAGACTTTGTCCTATGTGCAATTGGAGGAGAAGTTTGAAGATTTTCGGTCAAGTTAGTAAGGTAATGGACAAGCTTTGTAATGACAATAAATATAGGTTTGTATTCTTAACTTTAACTTGTAAAAATGTTACAGATGATGATTTATCTGATATGATAACTCATTTATTTAAATCTTACGATAGACTTTTTAAGCATAGAAAAATTAAAAGAGTAATCAAAGGTTGGTTTAGGGCTTTGGAGATTACACATAACTATGAAACCGATACTTACCATCCCCACTTCCATGTTATTTTATGTGTTGAGAAAGATTATTTTAAAAAACCGGAAAAGTATATTTCCCAAGCTGAATTTACGGATATGTGGAAACTTGCTTTGCAAGTAGATTATACTCCAGTAGTTAACGTTAAGGCATTTAGAACTAATTCTACTAATACGGTTAAGAAGTCTGTTGCAGAAGCGGCAAAGTATACTGTAAAGGATTCAGACTTGATTGTAAAAGGTGATAGATCCTATACAGATAGGATTGTATATACAATAGACAATGCACTTTATAATAGGCGTTTATGTGCTTTTGGTGGTATTCTAAAGAAACTACATAAGGAACTTAATCTTGATGATAGTGTAGATGGTGACTTAATTAATACTAACAATGATGATATAGAGCTATTAGAGGATTTAGATTATGTGATTGTAAAATACAATTGGCATGTAGGATATAATAATTATGTATTAAAAAAATAA